CGTGACGCTATGAGCCCACGTGAAGCAGAAGAAGATAAAGTGTTTTGGGAAATCTTTGACGAGTTTAAAGAGTTTGTTACAGACAAGACTAACTGCACAGTTTTGCACAATCCTGTGTTAGAAGCAGATGATCTTATTGCAGGTTGGATACAGAATCACCCTAATGACAATCATGTTATTATTTCAACAGACGGTGACTTTGCACAACTAATTGCACCCAATGTTCGCCAATATAACGGTATTATGAATATGACTATTACACACGAAGGTTATTTTGACGACAAGGGCAAAGAAGTAATTGATAAAAAACTAGGTGGACCTAGACCTGCTCCTAATCCGCAGTGGCAGTTGTTTGAAAAGTGTATGCGAGGTGACACTAGTGACAACGTGTTTAGTGCATATCCAGGTGTACGCAAAAAAGGCACTAAAAACAAAGTAGGCCTTATTGAAGCATTTGAAGATAAGAATACTAAAGGCTTTAACTGGAATAACATGATGTTACAGCGTTGGGTAGATCATGAAGGTGCAGAGCATCGTGTGCTAGATGATTATACACGTAATGTTGTACTATGCGATTTAACTGCACAACCTGATGACATTAGAGCAATTATTAACGAACAAATCAATAACGTAGAAAGTAAAAGTATTACACAAGTAGGTATGAGGCTTATGAAGTTTTGTGCTAAGTGGGATATGCAACGTATTGCAGATCAGGCTGCATCATTTGCTGAACCCTTACAAGCGAGGTATATAAAATAGATGGAAGTAAAAGCTTTATTACAAGATAAATTTTGGATTTTAGAAAAAGAAGGTGTACAAGTAGGTACGCTGTCTTGGGACGAAGAAAGATATGTATTTGCAAGTCCCAAGGAAACTAAATTTTTAAACTCACAGTCTGAAATTAAAGAAGTATTAGGAATTGACCTTTCTAAAGGTGTAACAATTTCTGATTCACCCGTAACAGAATTAGAAGTACATGGTTATCCTACAAGTGTTACACCATATAATACAATGTATGATGTAAAAAGGCAACTTCCATTGTTTACAAAGAGTGATAAATCTAAAAGCCTGTATTGCGCAGGTTATTATATTATTAAGTTTGAAAAAGGTTGGGTAAAATCGTTTTGTCCTAAACTAATTACTATCGAACGCTATATTTCTAAAGGTCCTTTTAAGACTGATTCATCAATGAAAGAAGCACTTTGGAATGCAAAATAAAACTCCGTTAAACACAATGCCTGTGCAACAGTTTATACAAGTTGTAAAAGGTGCAGAGGCAAGTGGTGCAAAAGAAATTAAAGTTAACATACAACAAGCAAAAACGCTTGCATTTACACTTGGCGAAATTATGGCCAGATTAAATGGTGACCTTGAAGAACTTTTATTAAATAAAACGTCAAACGAAACTGAAGAAATAATAGAGGTAAGAGTAGATGGTGGCACGAATTTCAATTGAACTAGACGAAATAGAAGACGAAATCCTCGAGAATATGCTAAATAATGTATATATTGAGGAGAGTTCGGACTTGAGTAGGCCCAAACCAAATATAATTTTAGAACACACTGATAATACAACTTATAAGTGTGAACAAATACTTGAGGCTGAAGCCATTTGGGCTGTGTTCTATATGAACAAACCCTTTAATTTAAAAAGTTCGAATATGCTTACAAACTATCCAGGTCCTAAGTACAAGAAAGTGTCTTTTTCTAATCCTGGTCATGCTCATAATTTAGCTAACAAACTAAATGAAATGTTTGAATGTAATGATTTTAACGTTCACAAGCTGACCGAAGGTGAAATAGTACACGAAGAATGAACTGGAAAGAAACTTACACTAAAATATTCTTGAAAGAACTTGGAAAAACTTACAATGATGTTGCGGTTAAAGAGTATATGCCGTTGTGGTGGCAGAACACTAGAGAAAAAAACAACGGTGGTCTTAGACTTACACAACTCGGTTATGAAACTATAAAAGAAATTGGCCTTACAACATATGACATTCCGTATCCAGTCGAAATGCCTCTTACTACGCAAGTTATTATCTATCTAGATAAATTTATTGACTGCCCGTATTACCTTACTAACCGCAGTATCACAGTAACGAACGAAAAAAAAGCAGTCGAACTAACTCTTTTCTCTGGAGACTTAAGAAAGTACGGCCTAAATAAAGCTATGAAATTGGATGAAAACGGTTGACTTTATGTTATTAGATGTTATATTATATGTGTAACAGCAAACAAAGAGGGCTTTATTATGTCAGAAGTATTAAATCGCACAGTAACTCCTAACAAAGCAAAAAATAGCATTCGTAGAGCACTACGTAAAAAACGTCCTGTCTTTTTGTGGGGTCCTCCCGGCATCGGAAAGTCAGAAGTAGTTGAACAAATTACAAACGATCTTCCAAACTCTCACTTAATTGATATTCGTTTATCTCTTTGGGAACCTACAGATATTAAAGGTATTCCATACTTTGATAGTAATATTAGTAAAATGGTTTGGGGCTCACCTAGCGAGTTGCCAGATGAAGAGATGGCTAGTGCTTATGACAACATTGTTCTGTTTTTAGATGAAATGAATAGTGCTGCACCAAGTGTGCAAGCGGCTGCTTATCAACTTATTCTAAATCGTAAAGTAGGACAATATAAACTGCCTGAC